AGCGTCGGATGCTGTTCTCGAGAATTCGACCTTAATCGGGCCAACATCCATCTGATCACCTGCGCCGACTATGGAGCCGGGCGATCCATCGGCATAACCGAGGGCACCAGGGGCGATCATGAAATTATCGTATCCGCTTGATGTGTTTTCGTTAACTACGCTGGATTTGTAGATCTCAACGCCGAGCAAAGAACCCATATATCCCTGACCTTTTGCGGCAATCATCTCGCCAGTAGGTAACATATTGGAGATGATATTTGCCGTTTCTCCTCGCAAACTCGATTGCAATTCGGTAAAGGCCTTTGATGCCAAAACAGCACAATAGGGACCGACGTTTCCTCGGTTAGAATCTGCCTTTTCAAGATTATACATGGCATCGAAGAAGTCCGAAACCGTAAGCACCGATCCATTAGATCCGGCCGATGTGCTAAAGGATGATGCGGCCGCACAAGTCAAAGCCATAAATCTAGTGTCATAGGCAGCCGCCATACTTGCCGCGATAGTAAACGGATTTAGATCGCCCTGACCATACTGGGTAATATTGCTTAGATCGCTTATGGAATAGGCTACCGCTTGACGGGATACAACGCAATCCGCATGGTTTACTGTGATATCTCTTGCAGCTACGGTGCCGGTTTCCGCTGCTGCTGCCATGGCATCGCGGCCGAGGCCGGCCAGACGGACCCGTATGGTATCGCTTCCTGATCCGTTAATGCTACCAAGATAGCGAAGAAACGGGGTATTTCGTAGGGTTGCGGTATCGCGAAGAAGTAGTGAAACCTCTGCGCTAATCATCTCGGCAAGTCTCAATTCACCTGTTAAATTTGCAAAACTAATGGGATTTGCGGTAGCCATAATTCACTCCAGAAATAGCTAATGGGTTAAAATCTTTATGCCACTTCAGCTTTTACGGGTGCGACCCTTGGCCATGTTTCTCTCTTAGTTGTAGCATATCACAATGCGAGGCGCAAGACACTTGCAAATTTGGCCTTTTATTTGATCCCGGTGTTAATCTATGTCATTGACGGAAAACGAAAAGAAAGATATGTATGTCGGGCCGTTTGATTGACGAGGCTGTTATCAATCGGTGGTGAGGCAAGGCCCCGCAATAATGCGGAGGCCTTTTTTATTTCGCATAAAAAAAGACAGGAAATTAATTTTCCCTGCCTTTCTCCTGTATATCCTAGAGCGTTAAATCTCTACAAGGTTTATTTCATGATCAGATCAATCAGCTTGTTAGGACTTTCATAGATCTCCTTGATCTGTTCATCCGTCAAGGCCGCAGGCCAGTAGGCAAAATCATCGATCCCTTCGGATGCCGTCTGGGTATTGTTCCCGTCGTATGATCCCAATTCCTTAACATGTGTAGTTACCACCGCGGACGCGGTGCCCACATGCGCACCATTGATAAAAAATCGTGAATTGGTACCGTTGGCAACTACGGCCATGTGCGTCCAACTGCCGGCACCCTCAAGCGATGAAACATCATAGCCGGAAGAATAGAAAGCCATGGGATTTGTTCCGGGCTCGATCCCAACTCCGAGCAAATCAGAATCATTAATCGTTATCGGTAGATCCGTGGTGCTCGAAGGGTTCCCCGTTGATTCCCTGCGTAAAATCGTTCGCCAGTCGTCCACATTTCGCAAATTGTAGAACCAAAAACTGAAGGTATATATCCCACCGGTCAGATCAATGGCTGTTTCAAAAAGAGCCGGCGCCACATTACCACTTGCCCCAAAATCAAGGAACCCGTTTTCGTATTTGCCATTATCCCTAGCTAGTACAGCCGAAGAAAATGAGTTTGATCCGATCACGCTGTTTTTCCCCGATCCGTCCCAATACTGCGAAGGCATTGGAATGGTAGACTTGGCTTTGGGTTCCGGATTAAAATAGATTACTTTTGTAACATTCGAACAGAAACCAACAACCCTTTTTACCGCTCCAACGGTGGAGGGCTCTACCGTCGTCATCTGGCCTGCCGTTTCGCTAATATATACCGGTTTGCCGGTGCTAAAGTCAGGTAGATAAGAATGGGCATCAAAAAATCCCTTGACCAGTAACCCGTCACTTGTCGGGCTTGTCCCCGTTGCGATGCCGAGCAACTGCCCGCGGCCTTTGCCCGCGTCGTTGGCGTCGGTTTCCTTCCACCCGCCATCGGTATCAAGATAGTAAAGTTTGCCGGCGGTTAGTGTTCCGGTGCCGAATTTCACGACCTCGCCAGATGCCGCATCATTTGAAATTCCAGCAAGATCCGAAAAGTCAGATTCGTTACTTGCTCCTCCACCTCCACCGTCGCTACTTGGCACTCCAAAAAGAAACATTATCTGCCCGCCTTTGTAAATTCAAGATTTACAGTTGGGGTGCCGGATGCCGAGGCAATAAAGATAGATCCCGCGCCGGATGATCCCTCATTCAGCCGGATCTCCTTGGCCTGGTTTGCCGCCGGAATCGTGAATTGCTTACCGCTTACCCATGTTCCCGCGTCCGTCTGCCCATTCTGGCCGATGTATATCAGAATCGCCGCGTCGGTGTTCTGCACCTGGACAAAATCTGCGGTTTCCGGTACCTTGATTTCCGTCGCAGTCGTTGCCGCAGCAAAAGAATGATAGTGCGGGAAGCTGTTAATTCCCTCCAGATCGATAGCCATAATCTACTCCTAAGTTGTATTTTTAAATCCGTTACGTTTGAATTGGTTGTTCCACGCCTTAACTACCTGATCGCGGTTGGCCTTGTAAAACTCCGGATCACTGATCCCGCGGGATAGAATATCCTGGACCTCGGGAGCATCTCGCCGGCCGGCGTTCACCTGCGGATATTGCTGAGGTGGCGGTGCTGGTTCCTGGGTTGCCGGTTCGGCCGTGGGCGTCGTTGCCGGCTGCAGGCTTTCCAGGTGCGGACGTAGCATGATGGGAGCCTGGCCTGGATCGGAAACCTGCGCTGATAGCCAGGTATTCAGATCGCTTCGATCCTTTTTCGGTAGCTTGCCCATAGCCTTCTCATAACTCCATTCGACGGCCTCAATCATGTCCGGATCGGTCATCCCAAAACGACTAATAGCGGAATATCTAGAATACTTCTGTTCACTTTGCGAAAGCTTGCCCTGTAACTCGGTAACCTGCTGACTCAACAGATCGACGGTTCCCATGGATTTCTTTTGTTCCTCGATCTGGGCCTGGTAGTCCTTAGCCAGTGTCTCGGCCTCGTTTGCCCTCTTGGCCACCTTGGCCACCCTATCCTTGATTATGGTTTCCATTTGGCTCTTTAGGATGTATTCCTGGCCTTCATGCGTAATTGTTGACATTTCAACTCCTGTTTTAGATAAATTCTGCCCGCTCTCTGCGGATTCTGTTAAGCTCGGCAATAGCCCCGTCCCTATCAAGATCGGGATTCAAGATCTGTATGGCATCCACAGGGCTGATCAGATTAGCGTTTAATTTCTGAATTACGTCCTCCCGCTGGGCTTTCATCTCCTCCGGGCTCAGGCTAATCTGTTTATACTGGATTCGATACCGATGATCCTCGGGCAGATCTGATCCTAGATATTTATTGCACAGAATCGCGGTCTTGTTGATCAGGCTCTCGTCGGTGATCCGCTGAATCGGTGCAAATTTGCGGGATATTTCCCTTTGTCCTGACCGGCTAACCGATATGGCATACCCAGATCGAGGATCGCCGCTCTGGCGCAGGATGTCCCCGCTTATTCCGGCCGCCGTAGAAACCCGGATCTCGTATTTGCTAATCGCCTCGAGGAGCTTGATCGGATCGCATCCCGCCTGGAATTGACCGATCAAAGGCTGACTGCTGCTATCCATATCTGGCGCAAACATCAGGATCGAGCTTGGATCGGTGGTAACTGTAGCCCTTCGCGCATTGACATTATTCTGTTCTATTTCCAGCCCCTGGACAACTAAACCGGCCGTATAGCGTTGGGGCCACGAGGCATCCCGAACGCAATGAGTAAAGAAACTCCACAAAACGCCCGCTGTCAGGGAGCCATAGGCCAATTGTGAAGCATCGTAGGGGTTCCAAAGTTTCCCGGTTTTCTCTGCCCGGTAGATCTCCAACGGAAGAAACGGATCGCCGTTTCTAGATCGATAGGGATAGGCATCTCCAACGAGGGCAGGGTGACCCATAAACCTTTGCGTTACGTCCTTCCCCTTGCTCCCGTCTTCCTTGATCAGATGTAGCCCATAATAGGGTTCCCGGCCGGGCTTGATGCTTATGCACTCGGCAACCCAAACCATAGCATCGGTTTTCTTGTCATATCGAAGATTCATTTCCTGATAGTATACCGGGACATCCGGAGCGTTTTCGTCCGCGATTGCGTAGACCACATCCGGAGAAATAAGCCGATACTGAAGCCCCGCCGCCGTTGGAACATCGATCCGCACAACGCACTCCCTTAGCCCTATTGCGTATTGCTGTACACGCTGAAGCAAAGGAAAAAGGCCGGCCTGAATCAGATAGCCATTTCGGCCGACCAGGGGAGCTACATCAAAATCAGGATGCGATACGGTGGGTTCCTCATGATAAAGCATGGCCAATTGTCTGCAGACATTCGAAATAACATTGCTCGACATGTCCGGAGGTCCCCAGGATTCCCGCCGATCCATCGGCAGATGGCGACTAAGCTGATTCTCCAGATCCTGTTCCCAAACACCGGTAAGCATGCGCCGCCTCATGGCTGTATGCTCCCACCTTTCCTGGGTTACTATGTCGGGAGCCATAGGCCGTGCGGGGATGTCGTAATTCATTATGCTATCCTTATGCTGTGAGGACGGGATTGTTTATAGTCTAAAGTGCCCATTAAACAGTAGCGCATGGCATCGATCATATGGCCCGAGGGGTCTCTCGATCTCGCCGAGCTATCTCTTTTCATTGTCCAGGTTTGTATACTTTGTATCATGATCTGACATTTGGAAGACACAAAAAACCTCTTTCTCGACTGAATCGCATATATAAGCGATGCGGAATAATAAACGCTATGCCGTTTTTTTATAGCTTTTCTGATCGTGAATTGCAAGGTGCGATGGTGCAATCCCTGGACACGTTCCATAGCCCGCATCAAAACCAGATTTGACATGTGGCTAATGCTCTTTTTTCCACGAGCCCCATAATGATCTCCGTCCCCCGTCCATCTGCATTGCACCGGCAATATGCCGTTTCTTCTCACCATGTCGAGGATACCATTAGCGTGATCCTCCGGTGTGGCACTGCCACCGCTGCTGTACTCATCAAGGATGTAAACCTCGGGATTCTGCGGATCTTCCATATTGATCGCGGCCAAAACCGCGCATTGACTCCCCGGGGTCGTTCCGTGATCGATGCCGACGGCGTACTTATAGATCGCCGGCGGGCATGGTCGATTAATGATCATCGTCGAAGGATCGAATTGGTCAAAGATAACTCCGGCCGGGCTCGTGTTAAAGTCACCGTTGATACGCTGCTGCCGGTCCACAGGCAGCCATCCGGCGGTTATATTATCTATTTGTTCCTGTGTAAGCAATGGGGCCAGGCCTACGGGCGTTGTGGCTTTGACGGTTAAAGGTGCCCTATGTGTTGAGATTCGGTTTTTTTCAACCATCTCCTGTATATATCTTACATCTACATTGCCCACCGGCGTCATTGTCATAGCCATCATCCCAGCTTTGTTTCCCCGGCCGCCTCGTAGCGTTCTTGCAAGACATTCGTTCCATACCTCGGCGGGCACTGGCTCATCCAGAACCACTAATGCGCAGCTTGCCGAGGCTAAACCGAGCCCTTGGTTAGCGGTCTTAATTCTTATAATACTTCCATTTTTCCATTTCACCAAAGGAGTAACACCGCGAAAGCCCTTACCCCTGACAAACTCCACATCTGGGTGAAGCTGATCCTTTGGTATCATCTCCCAAAGCTTGGCCTGGATCGTCCGGCTTTGCTCAATGCTATGCGTTATGATCCAGGCCTCGATGGGTGGAGGATCGACTTTGTAATAAGGGTGTCGTCCTAAACAGTGATATATTAATAATGCCGCGGCCGCGCTGGTCTTGCCGACCTGATTACCGCCTAAAAGTAATCTGAGCCGAGAATTATCTTCTAGAAAAGCCTTTTGTGCATACGTCGGCCGCCACCATGACAGAGGATCGTTTTCCGTAATCCGCTGTAGTGTTTTGACCTTCTTAGCAAAATCCAGCAAAGACATAGCTCAATTCCTGCGCCAGAAAATATCGATACACTTGTCGAAATCGTCGGTAGTCTTGCAATAACTGTAAAGCTCGATCTTATTGTTAATATTGCTAATGCTCTCGCATTGCGACTGACTGGCCGCGCCTTTCTGGAGGCCGAACTGGTAGCATATCAATTCACGACAAAGAGCCGCGTGTTTCTCGTCCTCGCATAGCTTCAACGTGATATCCAGATCGCTCAAAGCCTGGACTGTTTCGGCCTCGATCTGGCTCCGCTTATCCTCAATAATAATCGGGGGTGCGTTCTTTTTGTTCATCGCTCCAATTCCAAGTGTTGAGCCTACACCGATGGAGATCCCTACGAGTCCCGCAATTATCAATTCGATCATTGTTCTCTCCAATTTTATTTTCATTTCTTCAAAGATATTATATTTGAATTTCCAAGGCCCTGCAGATCTTCAACAATTCTTTGTCTTGCCAAAGGAGGCAAAGCGAGAATTGCCCCGGTGATCTCGTCCATGATTTGATCCTGATCCATGGTTTCCATTTGATCGATCCGGCTCTTCTCCGCGTCGATAGCCTTCATGTGGCTTAAAACACTTAACAATTGTCTTTGTAGATTTGCGTATGCCTGCCAGCTTTCCGCATTTGCCGCCGAGCTTATAGCCTTGCGGAGATCGGCGGCCTGGCTCTTTAGGGTTTCCTCAAGCGTCAATTCCTGCGCCGGCTTTTCCTCGGCTCTTAGATCGTTTGCTCGATGGTGTATATATTCCCGCTTGTAATTATGCCGACGTTCCAGCAGGAAAAATGCGGCCTTAAGATTTCCCTTCTTAATCTCCGTGTTGATCGTCGCAAGTGCGGCAATTGCCGATCTTGATTCGGCCTGTTTTAATGACTGTACGAAATCATACATTTTACCACGCCCCGCGGCGTTGCCTTGCCTGATCCAATCGTAAAGCGTATTGCGATGGATGCCCGCCCTTTCCGCGGCGATGTCATAGGTTGCGCCGATGCTAATGGCCTCGGTGATTGCCCGAACGGTTGCCGGGGTAAATTTGCTACGTCTGCCCATTAATATACCCCTCGATTCTGCCATGGATCAAGCTACAATAATCCGGTGATTTCTCCATTACAATCCATCGATAGCCGGCAGCCTGTGCAGCCAGGCCAGTAGTACCAGAACCGCCGAATGTATCCAATACAACCCCATCCAGAGGGGTAACCAAGCCAACAAGCCAATCCATTAATTTTACCGGCTTGACGGTTGGATGATAGTTCTTTACCTCCGAGGCCGTCCGACCTGATCCGGCTCGTGGATTATCAAGACCCGCCGATCCCACTTTTCTGTTTACGGCTTCATGTCCTTTTATCGGTTCGAAGTCCTCCAGCCCCTGATCCCTTTCCGATCTGGACGGTTTTGCACATTGATAGATATTTGCTGGCCATCGGCCTGATTCATGACCTTCCGAATAAAAAGTTTCTTTTTGTTCAAAATTTAATATGTGCCCAATTCCATTTCTGTGACGATTTAAATTAGTATCTTGTGGCCCCACCCAGCACGGATCACCATAACCAAAACGACTTTTATCGATGTTCAAACTACCCGTGTTATGCTTTAAAACATTAGCGGTGATTGATAGCCCTTTCTCCATTGGCTTACGAGCAAGGACGGCGGGCTCCTGTGCTGGTTTGAGTCCAGTACCCCAGCCGTCCCATTTTATAGCGTCCGGGGTTGCTGGCTTGGTTATAGCAACA